GAAAAACAGACACCATTGAATGAACATCTTTTGATTTAATACAGCTTGTTAATTGATTTCTTTTTGTAACTACATCAATAACCACAAACCTATCATTTTTACTATTCGTTTTTAATGAAACCATTAGATAGTCACCAGACATACACATTCCTTTTGCCCCAACTATATCATTAGTCTCAGAAATATCTAATGGAATCCATTCTAATTTTTTAGATTCAGTATCTACCAATAAAAGCAAATGATCTTTGTCCATAATCTGACCATATTGAGAACAAGACAGAATTAACCGCATTTTCTTTTCCTCTATTTTATACTATTCTCAACTCTCATTTGTTTAACAACTTGTTGCACCACCAACCTAACCATTTCAGCAGTTTCTTGTCTGCGGTCTCTTGCTAAAATAGTTTTCATCTGAGTCATTAGTTCAATTAATTGCTTGTTCATTGAAGTAATTTCTGTTCTGGTCTCATCCCTTTTTGAATCTGCATCTTTCACAATTCCTTTTAATTCAATAGTAATGTCATCCAGCTTTCTGCAAAAATTATCTTGAAACATTTTTTGCTGCATGTGACACTCCTCTCTCATATCTATACACATTGGAACAGTTTGAAATTTAAACTGCTCATCTTTATCAAATAAAACATTATGTGGTATAAAATTATTATTTTCTAATTTTTTTATTTTTTCAAAAACAACATCTAATTGTTTTTCCATAAAAGGAATTTTTCCTTTCAAAACCACAAGAACAGAAACTACAAAACCAATAACAGCCACACCTATAGGCCAATATGTTTTTATAAAAGTGGTTATAGCATATGTCTCATCTGTCAAAATTGGATCTGTCATAAGCAAGAATTCTCCTTATGTAGTTATTTCTAAACCAAACTCTGCTGCTTCTAATTTTGTTTGCGTCCAAGCATTTGAATCATCTGGATCTGTTTCCCAAATCTCTGAAATAAACACATAATTAGCAGGAATATTATCTGTTTCTGTACCAGAGTAATTTGTACTATTAGATCTAATTAAAGGAGTTATTTTTCTGGTTCCTGCTTGATCTATTCTAACATGATTATTTACCTGTATTCCTTTAACTGTTCCCAATGCTCCTGTAGTTATTCCAAAAGTTTGTTTATCATTTAATGTATCTGAATAAATATAATCTGTATCTTCATTTGATTGTTCTTCATCAACGCAATCATCTTTATTTCCAGCAGAAGCAGTAAAATCATTATTGGTAGAGGATACTGAATCAGGATAAAAAGGTTTAACTTGACAATCTCCATGAAATTGTGAACTATCTATATAAAAATCATCTAACCATGCAACATCAGTTTGAGAAGTTCTATGAATATGTCCAAACTCAATATAACGTATATAATCTGTACCTATTTTTGTATCCTGATTAGTTAAATTTAAAACTTGAGATTCATTTACTCTCATTGTAACTATTCCAACAGTATTAGAAATAGTTACTCTAATTTCTAAATATTGCCAAGTTAAAGGTTTTAAAACACCATTTGCTGTTGATCCTAATAAAGTATTACTGCCATCATAAACACCAAAACCATCATTAGAATTCCAATGTATTTTTACTTGATCTGCATCAACTTCATCTGTAAATTTAATAAAAGGATAAGTGGATGAATAAACCGATGTTTCCCCACTATCTTTATAAAAAGCTATACCCATATAAACAGTAGTTAAATTTTGACCAATATCTTTTCTAACTTTATCATTATAATCATCCAAATAAATTCCAAGACCATAACCAAAACGAGAATAATTAACATGCTGTGCAACTGGATTCCATGTTACATATCCTTTATCATATGCACGATCAGCACCATAATAATGATCAAAACCATCCATAAATAATAGTGTCATTTTATTATCCCCTTACTAATTATTAATTAAGTGGTTATTTCTAAACCAAACTCTGCTGCTTCTAATTTTGTTTGCGTCCAAGCATTTGAATCATCTGGATCTGTTTCCCAAACTTCAGTATAAAAAATATAATCTTGAGATATATTATCTGTTTCTGTACCAGAGTAATTTGTACTATTAGATCTAATTAAAGGAGTTATTTTTCTGGTTCCTGCTTGATCTAAACGAATATGTTGATTAACTTGTATTCCTTTAACAGTTCCCAATGCTCCTGTAGTTATTCCAAATAAAGATTTATGATTAAGAGTATCTGAATAAATATAATCTGTATCTTCATTTGATTGTGCTTCATCTACACATTCATAATCATTTGATCCGGTGGATCTTGTAAAATCTGAAGAATTACCATCAGCATCAGGATAAAAAGTTTTAACTTCACAATCTCCATGAAATTGTGAGCTATCTATATAAAAATCATCATACCAAACCCCACCATTATATAAATGTCCAAATGCAATATAACGAATATATTCTGAACCATTTCTTGTATCTTTAGAAGTTAAATTTAAAACTTGAGATTCATTTATTCTCATTGTAACTATTCCAACAGTATTAGAAATAGTTACTCTAATTTCTAAAAAATACCATTTATAAGAATTGTAAACATCATCAGATGTAGATCCCAATAAAGTATTATCCCCCCTGTAAGCAGAAAAACCATAACTTGAATTCGGATGAATTTTTACTTGATCTACTCCAGATTCATCTTTAAAAGCAACTAAAGGATAATTGGAATGATACCCTGGATTAGACCCAAAACTTTTTCTAAAAGCTATTCCAATATAAACAGTAGTTAAATTTTGACCAATATCTTTTCTTATATACCTACCAAAGTCCAATAAAAGAAGTCCTAAACCATTACCAGAACGAGAATAATTAACATGCTGAGATGTTGGATTCCATCCATTATATCCCTTATCAGTACCAATATTATTATAATGATCAAAACCATCCATAAATAATAGTGTCATTTTATTATCCTCTTACTAATTATTAATTAAGTAATAATATTAATTAATGGTGGATTACCACCACCAATTTTAATTAAGGCTTCAACTACAACCTGTGAATTTCTCATATTGGGATTGGCATTAGTTTCTAAAGTTTCAACAACCACTTGTGTATTTCTCGTATTAGGATTGGCATTTGTTTCTAAAGTTTCAACTACTATTTGTGTATCTCTAACAGCCATTTTATTATCTCCTTACTAATTATTAATTAAGTGGTTATTTCTAAACCAAACTCTGCTGCTTCAAGTTTAGTTTGAGTCCAAGCATTTGAATCATCTGGATCTGTTTCCCAAACTTCAGTATAAAAAATATAATTAGCAGATATATTATCTGTTTCTGTTCCTGAATAATTCGTACTATTAGATCTAATTAAAGGAGTTATTTTTCTCGTTCCTGCTTGATCTATTCTTACATTATTATTTACCTGTATTCCTTTAACTGTTCCCAATACTCCTGTAGTTATTCCAAATAAAGATTTATGATTAAGAGTATCTGAATAAATATAATCTGTATCTCCATTAGATATTACTTCATCAACGCATTCATAATCATTTGCTCCTGTTGATCTTGTAAAATCTGAAGAATTACCATCAGCATCAGGATAAAAAGTTTTAACTTCACAATCTCCATGAAATTGTGAGCTATCTATATAAAAATCATCATGCCAAATATTGCCATTTAAATAAAAAGGACAAAAACTAACATATCTTATATAATCTGTACCTATTTTTGTATCTTTAGAAGTTAAATTTAAAACTTGAGATTCATTAAGCCTAAAAGTTACTTCACCAACTGTATCAGAAACAGTCACTTTAATTTCTAAAAAATACCATTTGTTATCTATAATAATATTATTATTAGTAGAACCTAAAAGAGTTTGATTCCCATTATAAACAGAAAAACCATAAGAAGGATTCATATAAATCTTTACTTGAGATACAAATGATTCATCATGAAAAACAATTGTAGGATATACAGAATTATAAATTGGAGTACCTGTACCTGCTTTTAAAAAAGCAATTCCTAAATAAATAGTAGATAAATTTTGACCAATATCTTTAGTTATTCTATTATTTATACTACTACCTAATTGTATGCCCCGACCAGAACCAAAACGAGAATAATTAGAACTATAAGAACATACAAAATAAGAATACCCTTTGTTAGAATGATCATCTCCATGATCAAAACCATCCATAAATAATAGTGTCATTTTATTATCCTCTATTAAACCCTTATACCTACTATAGTAATAACAACATCTTTTAATGATGCGTCTGCCGTATCAGGCGCATAAATTTCTACCCAATCTCCAGCATCTAAAGTAACTTTACTATTCCATGTAAAACTACCTGTAGTTGCAGAAGCAGAAATATCAGCACTTCCTTTAGAAACTTGATTAACTTGTATATCAAATGAAATAGATCCGGTAGGAGCAATTTTACACTTAATAAAACTGTAAGGCAAATTTTTTCTTAATTCTACTGATTCAGATCCAGAAACCAAATGCATAAAAATCAATTGATCATCAGTAAAAAGACCTGGAGAAGAAACCCCCATTACATATATAGGTAAAAACTTATCTGTTTTCCCTTTATTTTTTTCATCTCCAACATCTCCTGTTGCACCATTCCAAAGAACAGTAGCTACTGGAACTTGAGTAGAAAGATCCCAAATAGTTTGAGAAGCCCCTAAAACACCACTTGAATTATAAGAAATATACCAAAGACCATTAACATCATCTATTTGAACATTTTCAGCAGAAGTTTTTTCATAACGAGTTCCAAAAGCCCAAAAAACAAAAGAATCTCCTGTTGGCTGAATTGTAAACGTTCTTGTTCCATTATCAAAAGATAAAGAACTATCAGTAGGATCTTCAAAACCTGTGGACTCATTTACAATTTCATTATAAAAATTATTGACTTCTACTGACCCACCACCTAAAGAAATTAATTTAGTAGACATAATTATTATCTCCTATTTTCTTTCTTCTACTGTAATTGTTCCTGCTGCTGTAAATTCAAATATAATTTGATCACAATTACAACCAACAGAAAGTTCCCTCATAGTATTTACAGGAATTGGTAAACCAGGAGTATTTGATTTAGATCTGATAAAAGCAGTAACATCAACGGAAGAATTATGAATGATAATTAATTTAGTTTCTCGATTAACTGAATGAGTTTGATCATTTCCTGGGCCAGTAGAAGTAACTGTTGTAGCTTTCATTAAAGGATTAAAATAAGGAGCAGGATTCACTTCTGTTAAATTAGAATCAAGCAAAACATATTCAGTTGTTTTTTGTTCACCAGGATTAAATTTAAAAGTCTTCATATTACCATTTTGATCTTCAACTTTTTCTGTAATAATGTTTGATGTTTCATTTTTATAAATTGGCATTTTGACCTCCTTAAATAATTATTAATTATTATACACTATTATACATTATAACTCAAGACATTATCTATTATTTGATCTGGTTCAATCATAGCAATGCAACGTCCGTAAGGTCTTCCTTTCCAACGATCTAAACAATCATATGCTTGTGAAATCCAGCAACCCCTTGTTTTACAACAATCTAATTTTCCAACGGTGTGTAAATATCGATGATCAGGATACCGTTCCCAATTTGGATCTTCTCTACCTCCAGCAACCACCACACAAGGCTTATTAAAAGCTGCTGCTACATGCATATGTAATGAAACATGACCAATAGTTCCTTGAGAATGCAAAACTAAAGAAAAGAAATCTCTTAAATTTTCAGTTTGTCCAACTACCGTTTTATAAATATTATTATGTATTGGATGAATATCATTTTTACTGCCTACCTGAACGAGTCTAATTCCTTTTTTTGAAAGACCGTCAATAACTTTTTGCCATAAATTAGGAGGATAACCTTTTATGGGAATATCACTTTTTACTCCAGTATTAATTATCCAATATGGTTTTTTAATCTCTAAACGTTCAAGAATTCTTTCAGTTTTTTCATCAAAGGTTAAATGAATATCAGGTTTCATCGATGTTTTTTTAATTAAAATATTATACATATCATTAAGAACACAAATAAAAGCATCCGAAAAATGATAACCTTTAGGAGCAATTTGATCTCTTACTTTTGCGTAATTTAAATTAACTATAGGAACACTATTGTTTTTAGGAAAATAAATTAAATAAGGATTATTAAAAAAAACTTCTGGATAACAAGTAAAAACATCTGTTCTAAATTTTCCAGGGTATATTTTATGCAAATCTCTAATTGCTACAGTTAACATTAATAAATCACCTGGAGCTTGCCATTGTTTAAATATTATATCCATTATTGTATCCGTATATAAGAATCAATTCCTGGTTGATTTTTTTGTATTAAATTAGGCACACAAAATTTTGTCTGAGGATCATAATCACCATAAAAATATTTATAAATATAATCAAAAGAACTTTCGCTGGATTCAAATGATGGAACAATCATAAAACGCTCATATTCAGCATCAAAACCACAAGGTCTTTCTGCTCCATCCTGATTAAATCCTGGGCCTGAAAAGTTAACCCAAGCTCCACCATCTTTTTGATAATAACCTCTAAAATAGTTATCTACTACAAACCAAATATGACAATCACCATCCCAAAGAGTGCCATTTTGAAAAAATTGATATGACTCAGCCCATCTTGATCCAAGCAATTCTACTGACCAAGTATCACCATCATCATAAGATACATATACTTGATTTATACCATAAGTTATATCATCGATAGTAAACATCCATTTATCACTATCAGGAAAATACATCACATTAGATGCATAAACAGTCATGTCATAAGGTCTAAACTGATATTCAAAATACTCCTTATTTGTCCAGTTTATACCATCAGTCGAATGATAAATATATGGGGAAGTTGCTTCACTGATAATCATTAATTCATTATTATTTAAGTCAACAGCTATTCCGCTTTTATCTGGAGATGGCATACTTGATCTTTGTGTCCATGTAGATCCATTAGAAGAAGTAAAATAAGTTCCTCCATCAGATGCATAAAGAATCCATTGAGTACCATCCCAAATTAAATGTTCCCAAAGTCCAGATGAAGACAATGCTGAAGCAGAACTCCATGTAATACCATCTGAAGAATAAGCAACTACTGTACTATTATATCCTACAGCAACAAACTGACTATTTGCATATCTTACAATTCTCCAATCCTGTGAAGATGGAAGATTAGTAGAATATTCTGTCCAGTTATCACCACCATCTGTTGATCTCCAATGATACCTTGTCGTTCCCCCAACCATAACAATTGTGTTCCCATTAATTGCTACTGATTTAATTCTAACAGAAGGAGTATTTGTAAAAGTGAGTCTTTCATATTTTTGAAATCTCAATGGATGAAGATCAACGCAATTATTTACATATTCAGGATAAGAAGATTTAAGATAATTCGATCCATCACATAAAACCCATCCAGCACCAGGACTACCTTGAGCATTAACAATAGCTCCTATAGGATGTTCAACTGAATCAGATATAGGATAAAGTTTCATTATTTAGCCCTTATAAAATAGTAAAGATTATTAACTCCAAACTGATTGCGAGAAATTCTTGGCAATTGAAAATAAGTAGAATTATTAAAAATATATTCTTCACAGTAAGTCATATAACGATACCAAGATTCTATTATAAAAATTTTTCCTGTAGAACTATTATATCCTGCTATTTGAGGAGAAGAAACACCCCCCATATTTATTACCCAAGGATAAAATCTTTTTAAATCTGGAGATCTAACACCAACACTTTGACCACTATCATCAGGAAGCGCAAACCATTGATCTTTGAAATAATACCATTTAATTCCAGATAAATTCAATTCTCTTGGAGAAAAATTAGAATAAATCTCACCACCTATATTTTCCCAATTAGTAAACCATATTTTTTTCCATTCAAGACCATCAGAAGAAATAATAGTATATCCTGTTCTGTATTCAGCAGGTAAAATAAAATAACCGTTCGCATAAGATATTGGTGTACCATAATCCGTACCAAGAGGATAAGGAGCATAAAATACCGTTGTCCAATTACTACCATTATCTGTAGTTCTCATTATATGACCATTAGAACGCATTGCCAAAGTAATTCCTGATCCATTAGTAGCAATTGAATGTGCGCCAACCGGAAATGTTCCAGCACTACTCCAATTAATACCATCAGTAGATCTTCTGCATTGAGTGTCATCATTGGCAACTGGAATAAAATAAGTTCCATCCCAAACAAGACCCTCCCAATCAGAAGTCGCTGGCATTGTTCTTCCTGTCCATGATGATCCATTAGTAGAAGTAGCTGAGTTGGTACTGTTATAAGCAATCGTTAAAAAAACAGTTCCATTCCAAGCACAGCACAAATATGTTCCGGTATTTGGTAAAGCCACATACGTCCATGTTTCACCATTATCAGAATAAGCAGAATCTCCACTTTCTCCTACTGCTACCCATCGACTACCACTATAAGCCAAAGCATAAAGACCAGAAGAATCAAAATTAGAATCTAATGGTCTTTTAGTATATGTATATTGCCAAGCATAGGGATTATCAGTATCTAATGCTGCCAACAATTCAGCATAAGTAGATCTTGAAAGTAATTGTCCTTCACACTTTATCCAATTATCATTAGGAGGACACGTTGCTTCAATGATAGATCCTATTGGATATAATTCTTGTGTTTGAACTGATGGATGCAAAAGAGTCATTAAGTTACTCCATAATCAATTGATATATTGTCTCCAGAAGATATTGATTCAAGAGATACTTTAAATGATTTTGCACCAAAAATATTTGCAAAAACAACAATATCTCCCCAATATCGTGTAGATATAGATTTTCCAAGATTCGCAATAGAAATAAGTTCTGAATACCCTATTGGTATATCAGCAGAATCATAAAAATAAAATCTAATTGATGCTACTGCTGCATCATCATTATAGGTATTTTTTAAAATAATATAGTATCTACCACGAACCTCTATAGCAGAAGCAGGATACAGTCCTGTTGAACTTTGAGAACTTGTAAGTGTAGCAAGAGTAATTTCACCCATACCTGCAAGATCACGTTCAATCTGTCTTGTATTACCACCAATGGAGACTTGTACTGTTGAGACATTTTTGCCCGAACCTTCAGTTACGGCAATTTGTGACTCAGACATAATTTACTCCTTTACACGTCTTGAGCATTAATAGTAACGACAATTTTTAATACTTCTGCTGCATTAAATGGACGAGATGAAGTAAACCTTGCTGCGGAAAACATAACACCAGTACCAGATGCAGTATCTCCTTTTGTTGAAACGTTAACCATAAATGCTCCATAAATAGTATTTGTTCCAGATGTACAGGTAAACTCTGCTGGAGATGCTGAATTATCAAGGGATTGTGAAGATATAGATCCTTCTACCCATTCTTCCCTTGTGGTTTCATCATAATTAGTAAACTCTGTACATACCGGAGTAGCATATGTCCATCCAGCAGCAGGAGTAGAATCAGAACTGAAAATCGCAATATACCAAGTAGCAGATTGTGTTCCTGATTTAAAATAAACATCAAGTACATCATCTAATCCTTCATTAACTACCAAATTATGAATTACTTCTTTCCATTTAGGAACAAAAGTCCTTTTACCATTCATAATAACATAACGACCACATTCAAAACTCCAAATATTATAAAACCCAAAACCGCCCATCAATCCTGATTTTTTCAACAGTTTCAATACTGCTTTACGAACTAAAGGATTTTTTAAATTAATAATTTTTTTCATCATATCCTCCTAAGTAAATGTCTTGACTACCTGCCAAGAACTATTATAATAAACTTTTTCTTGATTATTTGTAGTATCTATCCATCGCATTCCTGTTGATGGTGTAACATCAGGCCAATTAGTTGCATGACCTGGAGGATTAGCACCAGGGAATCCAAGCAATGCTGCTTCTAATCTATCCATGTTATTATTTACTTCTTCATCGTATCTTACTGTACGGTATGCAGGTTTTGAAAAATTAAATGCTGTCGTATAAGCCATTAGACTAAATCTCCTTTATAAAAAGAAGCTGTTATATCAATATAATCTGCTGGAGACCATACATCATTTATATCAACTTGATATACTTCAAATCTTAAATTAGGCTCAAAATATCCATTATCAGATACATTCATTGCTGCCGTATAAGTATAGATTGCCGAACCATCGGGATACGATTTATTAACAATAGGAATAGTAGCAGTACGAAGCACAGAGGAATCAGAAAGACGAATAACCTTAACTTTAAATTCTTTAAGCTCATTGATTACATCTCCATCTCCATAAGAAGTATGATCCCCATAAGGAGCAGCACCATAACCATATGTTAATTTTTTTGTTCGGGTTCTCCATCTTATTTCATAATTAATTTTTAAATAACCGTATCCTCCATCAGTAAAACCAATATTTTCATTAAGCTCAACATACAAACTCATACTTTCAGATATAGCATCTCCTAAACCCAATTGTTCAATTATTTCTGTATAATCATATTGAAACAGTATATCCCCTAATCCAAGGATTTCTGTTATATCTTCAGGTAAAATAATTGTATGGGAATCTCCTAAACCAATAGTATCTGAAAAAGATTCTTCTGTAATAACAGAATAATCATCATTTAATCCTAAAGATTCTGAAAAATAAATTAAAAATTCAGAAACAGTTAAAGCATCATTTAATCCAAGAGTTTCTTCAATATATTCTGTGTCAGGTAATTCCTGATCTAATGTAAACTTTAATACTTTCATAATTTACATCTTTAAAAGATTCCAATCAAACGATCTTCCAGTTCCATCCGTTTGTTCAATAGTACAAATAAGTTCTGTATCAATAGGAATTGCCGGAGAATATTTATTTATTTCAGTTTGAGCATTTGCAAATGTAGCCTGATAAGCTAATCTCGAAGTAGAACCACTTTTATTCTTTGTTTTAATTCTTAAAATAACTACATCTCCATCTGCTAAATTATTCATATCCACAACCAAAACATAAACACCTGCTGTTGTTTCAGTATCAAGAGTATGTTCAGTATCTAATGTACATGATTGACTTCCTGATCCTACACTTGTAACTGCCATTTTTAATTCTCCTTACGATAAAGTATGTAATACTAATCCAAATTCTCTATCTGATGCCGTTGTTATTGTACATTTTGCTCTTGCTGAAATTCTTGTTCCTGATGAGATTGCTATTTGAAATATAGGAGTATTTAAAGGCATCGGCATATCATTACTATTCCAAAGAGAAACTAAAAAATCTTTAACTATAGCTACTTCATTACCTGAAGAACCAATACCTATATCAAATGCCCAATAACAACTTGTTCTTGCCCAATCATGTAAATTATCTATATCAAGCCAAAAAGCATTTATTCCTCTTGTTAAACCAGAAGTAAGTTCCACCCATGATCCTTTTGTATTTGCTGTTGCCCCAGGATCAATTGCCGTTCCTATTGTGCTTGCTGTAACAGCACCATAGGTATCTGATATTTGATAATTACGTGAAAATTCTTTCCTTAAAAAATGTACACCAACTTTTAACCATTGACCAACAGCATTATAAGTAGATTGCACTCTTGCAGAAACTCTTGTTCCTGATTTTATTGATATTGGTATAAAATGATTTATTCCCATAAACCATTGACTTGCTTGTACCTGATGACCGAGATTAGAAACAATGACAGATTCAGAAGATGCTGCCCCTATTGCTATATCCCAAAAAAATCTATGCGCTCCATAATATTCAGCCACAGATGAGGCAATAATTCCAGATATATCATAAGGCAAGGAACTAACTATTTCCGAATAAGACCCTTTAGTATGTGCTGATGGATTAGGAGTTAATTGAACTCTATATTCAGTATTACTTTCTGCTGGATTATAACAATCAACAAATTTTCCCATTTGATTCCAATTAGTCATTTTTTATCCTATAATATATTATTATTTAAAATCATCATTTGTTCTTCTAAACCCTCATCTTCAATATAATCTAAATCATCTCCTAATCCAATAATTTCAGATATTTTAACAAGCATTTCAGCAATACTATCTGTATCTCCTAATCCAAGGGATTCATAAATATATTCTATTCCCTGTGCTACAAAATCATCTCCTAATCCAAGAGATTCAGCAACATATAATAAAAATTCTTTGATAGTTATTACATCCCCTAATCCAAGAGATTCACTAATTTGAGCCAATGTCTCTGGAATATTAATTGAATCCCCTAATCCAAGAGATTCTATTATTCTTTCCGTTTCATCAATATTGCCTGACAACCCAAGACTCTCAAATAAATAATGCAATTCAGGTAATTCAGAAATAGGAACATGAATTGATTCTGGAAAATAAGGTAATGTTCCATAACCAACAATATCAATACTATCAGATGGAGCTAAAGACAAATCAGAAACCAATCCATGAATAGTAAATGAAACCGCTTTAAATTCCTGGGTAGTTCCTGCCCAATCTGAAGGTACTTCATAAGAAAGAGTAGAATCATATAAATAAAGCCAAACATCATCCTCAACATAATGAGAAGTTATTTCCGTATCTTTATATCCTCTAATAACATTAGTAAAAGCATTATTAGTCGTATCTATTCCATGATAATAAACTAACTCATTTTCAATCCAAAGAACTCCTTGAGATGGAAAAGACCCATACATTGTATCTGGATCATAATATATTATAGTATCATCTTCATCTACATCCTGAGCCAATTTCACAGATGGTATTGTTTCATTTATAATAGTAATAAATTCATAAGCACCATTTGTTTTACGATAAATTCTTGCACCAACAAAAAATCCAGAATCATTTGATGGTGATTTAAATAAAAAATATAAATTTCCAGTTTCAATATCTTCTTTTACCTCAAATCTTTCAACTCTATTTGGAACATAAGGCTGTGGAAAACCACCATAACCAAAATTACTTAAAACAGGAACACCATAATCATGATATGTATATGGATTAAATTCTTCTAATTCCAATTTAACTTCAAAATCCATTAATTCTTCCATTGCTATTATTCTAAACCATTTATAATTCCATCCAGTAATATCATGCTGTATAGCTATAATTTCACCCATACATAAATGCATTCCCATTAAATCAGTTTCAAATCCACAAATAAATTTTTGATAATTCCATTGATCGAGTATTCTTTGAGCCATACGTCCTGCTTGTGTAGCTCTTTTAATACCATACATTTTATAAAAATCTATTTTTTCAGGTTCTTCCAAAACATCTAATCTATAAACATCTTCAGCTTCAGCAACATCTTTTGCATAATCTAATAACCTATTTTTAAATTCGATCCTAACTTTATTAGGACGATCATGATATGATTTTTCAGCAAAAGTAAAAGATCCTTCTTTAATATTATCTTTTATTAATGTAAATTGTTGTCCATTAGGCCAATAATAATATTGTATAGGAATTCCTAATTTTATATATGTAGAAGTTTGTTCAATTACAGCATTAAACCGACTATCAGGCCAGGGCCACCCTAAATTAAAAACCTGACCCATATCGACTTCATCTCCTTTCCAAAAATTATCTGGATAAGAAGAAAAATCAGCATATATTAAATCTGTTTCATCTGACAATTGATTACTTGTAAAAACAGTTTTTTCTCTACCAAAATAATGTACTGGAGTTTCATCTTTATTTGGTATAATTATTTTATAATTATAATTTCTTAATGCATCCCATAAACAGGGAGATATAAAACCCTGACAGGTTTCTAAAACCTCTCTAATAACATCATCCATTTGTGTAACTTGATCATAACAATTAGAAAATTGAAATCTCCTTTCATTTATTTCAAATTCTTCTGATGGAGTAATTATCTCTGCCCTAACAACTTCTTTACAAATAGCATCTGCTTCAGTAATATCTAATTGTTGCCATAAATCAGGCCCAAAATAATGAGGTTCATAATAATATTGCCAAAAATCTTTTATTATTTCTGGAGGAGATTCATCACAATGATACCAAAGACCTGTTCCATTACCACCAAAACCATGCCTACAAGCAGTAAAAGTTCCAAGAACTTCAATTTCTGATCCAAAAAAATATTTTTCACTATCTAATATTACGTCCGTTTTTTGAAGCATATATAATTCTCCAGCAGGATTAGAATCTGATGGAGGAATAAATTTCCAAGTTTCAAAATATCCTTTATCTAAAATATCCCCATTTCCTCTATTTACATAAAAATAAATATGATCATTAATTCCATACTTTCCTATTTGATATTTATTCTCTATATTAAAATTGCCACCATACATATAATGCCATAATGGGCCTGTTAATATACCTTTACGAAACAAAATTCTATCAACACCATGAGCAGTTATATCTAATCCATATAATGTTTCAGAATCAGGATTATCAACCACTTCATTTGAAAACTTTCCTTCAGTCAATTTAACAAAATACGTTCCCCAATCAGCAACACCATCAGAAAACCCATAACTACTATATGATTCAAGCAAAGAATACCAAACATCTATCCATTGTTCTGTTTCAACATCCCATTCTTTTACTACTGTTGTTCCCATATAACACCAATTAGGAATGTGTCCTCCCTGTTGAGCTTCAGGATCATGATCAATTACTTGTTCTATACCAGAAGTAAAATCGAGAACATATGAATATAAATTCATAATAGTTCCATACTGTTCTTCATGCCCATAAAAAAATGCTTGTTTATCTGTAGCACAAGCATAAAGACTTAATCCTGCTGTCCAATACCTTGCAGGCCCAACCCAAGAATGAGGATGATTTACTCTATGATAATCAAAAACATCAATATCACCTGTATTTTTATTTATTCTCCAACATATATGGTGAGAAAAACTCCCCTCATTACCTCCAATTGTGCTTGGTTTAAATGTTGTATCAGTAAACCCCAAATCCCATAATACATCATAATATTCTGGTAAATAAGGATCTACTATAGTTGGATCGTAATCAGAGTCCGGTTCTGTAAAAAAAACAATCTCACCAGGATCAGGCGCACGTTCCATAGGAGAACTTAAAGTAACTACAGTAGGATAAGGATCAGTATAAGAACAAGATATTTGTTGAGTTAATGTTGCAACAAGTCCTGCTTTATTCCATTTTGTAGCAGCAGGGGAACACATATCAGTAGGATCTGGAGGATTACAAATTATTTGTGTAGTTGTACTTCCTTCTCCAGCAATAGCATATCCAATATCTGATGATGGATATTTTTTTAATCTAATCACTTCTCCAGGCAAAGGTATTTCTCCAAACCCACCTGTAATTCCTCCTTGTAAATCATTAACTATTATATAAGTTTCAGTTTGTTCTGTTATTTGACACCATTTTCCAAATGATTCTTGTTGTAAAGCAGCATAATATCCCTGCCAATAATTATCTGGATATTGAGAAAAATCAGCATAAACTTTTATATAAGTATTATCACCAGAAGTAATTTCTCTTTGGTCAGACAAAATAACATCTGTTTGAACATGACCTCCCCAAACATATATATAAGTATCATCTGATACCATTGTCATCATTTTACATGCTGGATTTGAATATTCAGGCCGACCTGAAACATTAAATTGCTCATTATGTAAAACAGAAGTTACACTACATTCAGGATCATTCATATCAAAATAAAATAAATCAAATTCAATTCCATATTCTGCATGATGCGTTTCCCAATAATTTATTCCATAAACCCCCCTCCCTTGATACGGAGTCCACCAACTTCTATTAACTAAAATATAAATTCTATCATCATGATAATCTGTACATTGTAAAACATTTCCTCCTTCAGATATATTATCTTCAAACCATTGTTTAATTAAACTTCCATCCATTACTCCAGTATAACCATTTCCAGCAAATCTTACTATTCTTTCAGCAGGACAAACATAACTGCAATAAAAATTATTATTTTGATTATAAATTCCAACAATATATTCATATTTAGCCGTTCTACAACTAAAATGAGTATCAATAACTATATTATATGTAGAATAATCTGATTCATTTTGATGAAGACTTGAAGAAGGTAATCCTGCTCCCCCTTTCATTGATTCTGGACTTAAAAAAACTCTACTTCTATTCACTTCTGTTGTAAAAGTAGGAAATTGATTTAATGCATTAATAGGAAGATTACCAGGATTTACATCAGTTACATCTTTTGGTGGATTTGATATACTTGGATCTGTAGGAAGTCCAGAAAAATCAGCAAATAATCCTTTAAAATAAGCAACTGTATCAAATTTTACTGGAGATTCCTCTGGTAATTTAGTATTTACTTCTACCTCTCCATAAAATCCTTGTCCAAAAGCCCCTTTTTGACCTGAATCAAAAACAGTTATTGGAGGGTAAGGATCTAAAGGATCATCATATAGCTCATAATAATCACTTAATAAAAGATAAAACCAAACAGGCTTACTATTAAATTTAATTACTCCTAAATTATACTCAAACTCCTGAGTTCCATATTCTAAATAACGACCACAAAAATTAATAGCAAACTCTGCCCAATAAATTGATTTTTGTGCAGACAAGGACTCTATAAATGTTACCCATGCTGAAGGGGCTTCTGGAGGAAGATGACCTTCTTGCAAAAGAACACCTAAAAAAGAAACATCTGATGGATAATAAACTCCAAGAGTATTTTTATTAACCCAAATTACTTTACCAGGACAAATATCTGTTCCAATAACATCTGGTACTGGATCTATTTTTGCTTTGTATGTTTTATATTCTGGATTATAAATATCTTTTGGTTTTGGATCAGTAGGTTTAAATAAATATCCACCAATAGACATTCCTATCATCATTCCTGGGTATCCCCCCAAGAAACCACCAATAATACCACCAGCACCAGAAGCAAGCATATACTTTCTTTTTTCTGGATCTTCTTTAAATTCTTTTGAACTTTTTTCTAAATCTATATTCATGATATAGTCACAGAATCCGTTGGAGATGTAGAAAAGTTTGCTGTTAAATTATATGCAGTAATCGATACTGCTTTTATTGTCCATGTTTGCCCTACTTCTGAATCTTCAAAGGTAATATAAGGGGTATTATCTTGTTTTAACATACTATATTTATCTATTGTATGAGAAGTTGCATTTGATCCTCTGGTACACCCTTCAAATTCATGATTTACATCATCAATACTTGTATATGTAATCAATTCATCTTCAATCCAAAAAGAACCTGAAGATGGAAATGAACCATATAAAGTAGAATTATCGTATCCAATGGTTGTTTGTGAATCATCAATACCTGCACTTAATTTAACTGAAGGGGTTACTTGACCAACAGTTTTATTCCAAACATAATCACCACCACCAACACTTACATATATTTTAGCACCAATAAAATAATTATTATCATCCGGCCTTTTAAAAAGAATATAAAGTTTATTTTCCGTAAGATCTTGAACAACATAAAAACGTTCAACAATATCTGGTGCTTCATATGGACTTGGAGGATTAACATCAGGAGTAGGAATTACTTTAGGTATATTATCAGAATAAACATTTGGATCATATTCATGGCATGTAAATTTTATTTCATCATTTTCTAATTCCTCCATACCAATTATTCTAAACCATTTATTAGTCCATCCTGTTTGAGCGTGACTTATTCCTATTATATCTCCAACAGCATGATAATATCCTTGTATTCCAGTAGCAAAATCACACCATTTATTATTATAATAAGCAAAATCCGTATAAAAATTTAACATTCGCATAGCTTGAGATTTTCTTTTAATTCCAGCTAAACGAATAGTTCTTAATTTAGTTTGATCTGTAAGATCTAAATGATATTCTTCAGCATCTTTTTCAACAGCATCCCATATATAAAGATTCTCAAAATTATCATCTTCATCTTTAACTTCTCTTAAAACATATTCAATTCTATATCTGTTTGGTATTTCAGAACTGGCAGTTAATTTATAATTAAAAGATCCTTCTTTAATATTGTCTTTTACTATTTCAAAAGAATCACCAGAATTAGGTGTTACTGAAAGATCCTCAAATAAATCAATATAAGTAGAAGTTTGATCTTTTACTATAAATCTATAATCTATTCCTGATATTGTTATTATTCCTTCATCTCCAAACCAATAAATATCAGGGTAAGAAGAAAAATCAGCATATAATCTATTAACTGTGCTTGATCCTCCAGCGGTAAACTGTCCTTTTCTTTGATCAGCAAAATATGCTTCAGGAGTTTCATTTTCATTTTCAACTAATACTTCAATCTTTCCTTGTTTCAATCTAACAAGACCTCTACAAGTAAGCATTATGTCTGTAACAATATCAAAAGCCTTTGCCCTTGCATCAAAAACATTTGAATATCTAAAACGTGGTTCATTAACAGGATTATCTTCGTAATCTATATACTGAACTGTTTCATCACAATAATCTGCTGCTATTTTCCAAGGGCTTCCTGCTGTATCTGGATCACCATTAAATTCAGAAGTATCTATTCCAACCCCCCATCTTGTATTTGTTAAAAAACTATAAACACACCGAATTGGATTAGCTTCATCTTCACCACTTTCCATATTAAAGCCTTTTATTTCAGCAGCAATATCCGGTAACTTTTGAAGAATTTGGTTATATAAATTTAAACTAACTTCTGTATAAGCAGTATATTTAAAATTTATAGCTGGAATAGATTTATTAGCTTGATATGAAGCTATTTCAGAATCTATAGGTTGTGTAGCTGTTCCTATTCTGGAATCAAAAACAGCATAATATCCTTCACTCTCCATTGTTCCAGCAATTTTATTATCAATATAATAAAGACCTGTATAACTATCTACTGGCCCTTCACAATGAGCTACCGCCCAATCAGCATTCATTTCTGGTGTCCATTCAGGATTTTTACGTGATCCTTCATTACTCCAATTAGCATCAATATTTCCTATCCAAATAACACCGCCATGAACTTTACATTGTCCAAAACATAAAGAAACAGGAGTAGATCTAACATATGAATTTTTTCCTATATCTCCTAAAGGTGGAGGAGGAGGAGCATCAGGAGGATCAACCCAAAGACCAAGTTGACCACCAAGAGCCATACCAATCATAGCCCCTGGAAAGCCACCAATAACACCCCCAATAATGCCCCCAAAAACCATTCCAACTGATTGTCCAATTGTTTGCCCCATATTTAATCAAATTCCCTGTATCTAAGAATATAAGCTAACTTTTTACTATAAGATGATTCTAAAGAATCAAATGATACTCTTTTATCTCTTGATTTCCATCCACATTTTGCATGAATAAAATATTTATCGTCAATCATTATACCACTATGATGCGCTGGATAATGATTGCCATATAATTTAAATAAAACTATATCTGCTTTATCATATAATTCATTATTAGATAAAATTCTAAATCCACAACCAAGTAAAGCATTTAATAAACGCTCTTTTGCTCCGGTCTGTTTCCACCATGCTACTGTATAAGGCATTCCATCACTTTTAGGCAATTCAATTCCTGCTCTACTATAGGACAAATATAACAATCCGGCACAATCAATACCTAAAGTTGACCTGCCGGAATGTCTAAATGGAGTACCTATAAATTTACGAGCATTTTGAACAATTTTATCCTTTATAATATTGGTTCTACTGGAACCCAAGGATAACCTCCGTACTCACTAAAGTTATTAAAATCATCCTGACAAGTAACATAATTTTTAGCACATAATTTTACTATATCAACATTAACACCATTAGCAATTACATCATCAAAAGGAACTCTTACTGTTACTGTTGTGGTATCATTTTGTAAAACAGGTCTAACTGAACCAGATAAATCTCCAGATTTAATTTCCACATAACCAGGAACAAAATAATCTATAGCCTGACCATGTGAACAAGTTAAAGTCACACCATCAGACTGAGCAGACAAATTTACATTGGTTACATAATTAGATAAAGTTAAACCACAAGTATCATAATTACAAAAAGTCCAATTACATCCTGCTTGATAAATTCTTTTTGGATAATTACGATTAAGATATGGAAAAGGGATAACAGACATAGTTATCCAATGTTCATCTCCTTTAGGTTCATCTGTTTTTCCTTGAAACAATAAAACTTCTTCATCAACTCTCCAACTTCCTCCAAAATAATAAGGAAAAACAAGATAAACTTTAACATCTTTATTATTATATTTACCAGACATTATGTTATTTTTAAAACTAAGATCTACATTATCCAAACCAATTTCTAATTCATTTAATATTGTTCCTTCTTCAGATCTTATAGGATTACGCTTTATAGCCAAAGGATCATAAGAACCAACGGCTACAGTATTGGCTATAAACAA